AGAATACATCGAAGACGAATACGAACCTATACTTGCACCAACCCTCAATCGCTTTACAGTCTTCCCCCTGAAGTATCCGGAGCTCTGGGAACTCTATAAGAAGGCCCAAATGTCCAACTGGACTGCCGAGGAGGTTGACCTCTCCAAAGATATGGATGATTGGAAGACCCTAAATGATAACGAACAGAAATTCATAAAGTATATCCTGGCGTTTTTTGCTGGATCCGATGGAATTGTATTTGAAAATATCAACAACAACTTTGCTGATGAGGTACAAATCTCAGAGGCTCGATCATTCTATGCTTACCAGTCCCATAATGAGATGGTACACGGTGAGACCTACTCCAAGTTGATTGACAAATATATTAAAGATGGTGCCGAAAAGAAACAACTTTTTGAAGCCATTCAAACTGTACCATGCATAGAGAAGAAAGCGAATTGGGCTCTAAAATGGTTCGACAAGTCCCGACCATTTGCGGAACGCCTCTTCGCGTTCGCTTGTGTTGAGGGTATCTTCTTTTCTGGAAGTTTTTGTGCCATCTATTGGCTTAAGAAAAGAGGACTCATGCCCGGTCTCTGTTTTAGTAATGAGCTCATCTCTCGAGATGAAGGGCTTCATCAAGAGTTTGCTGTCGAATTATTTAAACAACTCCGTAACAAACCGTCGACAGAGACACTTCATACAATCATCAAAGAGGCTGTCGAGATTGAGAAGGGGTTCATCCTCGATGCACTCCCTTGTAACCTGATTGGTATGAACTCTGACAAAATGTCTGAATACATCGAATACGTATCTGACCGTCTTCTCAAGCAGATTGGTCAACCCCCTATTTGGAACTCCAAGAATCCCTTTGATTTCATGGAGAACATTTCCCTCGACGGTAAGACAAACTTCTTCGAGAAGCGGGTTGGAGACTACGGTAAAATGGATGATACCTCAGATGAGATCGGGTTTGATGAGGAGTTCTAAAACATTTTGCTATCAATTTACAAAATTGACTGGAAAATGCTGTTATTTAATTGAAAAGGACTCCATCCGAGGACACGTCCATAGGCTCGAGGGTGCGACCACTGTTGGTCAGTTCGAGCTGGGGTTCACCAAAATCGGGCTCGGCATCGGGTGCCTCAGCCATTTGGGGAGGGGCAGACACAACAGTCTTGGTACCACATCCACACCCACTCTTCTTCTTTTTACCACCACTTTCCTTCTTGATGTTCATCATACCCCAAACAACGAGGATGAACACTAAGGTGTGTACGAGGAGACCCAGGGTCGAGGGGCACCCAGTGGGGGTGGAGATCCAAGAACCCAAGATTCGCCTGACGATACGGAAAGTCTCAGGGTTCGCAACGATGAAAAATGTGAGACCCGAGATGATGGAAATGATTAACTTCTCTTCCTGCTTCTTACCATTGCAGCCACAGCCACAATCTTTAAATAGACCCATGATTACTTTTTGATATATGTCAACAAAAAAATCGACTTAAAGTCAAGCCACCTACTATAGATATAACCAACCAACAATGTCGCTCTCTATTCAGCAATCTACCGAATTCTCCGCTGCCTCCGTGCAGTTCTCGAAACTTCGCAAAAACAAGAATGGCGGTAAAGCCGTCTATCTCAACGCCGGCGACAACAAGAAGCTCTACATCCAGTTCCCCTTCATGCGTTCTCCTTATGGTCTGAGCGCCTTTACCGATGAGGGTACTGGTCGTACTTCCTATTCCCTTGACCTTTCTTTCGACAGTGACAATGCTGAGGCTATGGAAGTTCACGACAAGCTCAAGGAGCTCGACGACATCATCGTAAACACTGTCGCGGCCAACTCCAAGGAGTGGCTCGGTAAGGAGTTCAATGTGGCTGTCCTCAAGGAGGCGCTCTACAAGCCAATGGTTCGCCCTGGTAAGGAGCAGTATCCTTCCACTATCAAGCTCAAGATTCTGACCAAGCCTGACGGCACCTTTGTTCCAGAAGCCTATTCTATGTCCAAGCAGCCAGTCTCTCTTGACACTGTCGAGAAGGGGCAGAAGTGTATGGCTATCGTTGACCTCAACCAGATTTGGTTCATCGACAACAAGTTCGGTGTGACGATCCGCCTTCAGCAGGTTCTTCTTGAGCAGTCTGCGAAGCTTCCCTCCTTTGCTTTCCAGGGTCTCAATCTTCCCGATGAGGAAGTTGATGTTGAGGTCGAAGAGGAGGAGGAAGTTGACGAAGTTGATGACCAGTAAAAAAATATAAGTTCCGAGTCCTACGAACTCGTCGCCACCCCCTATTCGTAAGTTGAAACAATCTTCTTACGAATATAATAATGAACGCCCAGGTGAAGAAATTGCTGAGGGGTAAAAAGGCCTGTGACCCAGCGTCCCACCTCTGGTTGAAAAAGAAAAATGGAACCATGACCAAGGGTGCTGTGAAGCTTGGTGAGGGTCAGTATGGTAAGGTGTATCGTGGATGTATTGATGATGGATGTGAAAAGTACATCGCTTACAAGGAAATCAGAACACCATCATTAACTGAAAAGACGAACATTCTACCACTTGCGGGATTTAAAAGAGCTCTCGATGAAATAAACCCAAAGATGGAATTTACCATCGCGAAAAAATTGGAAAGTTTTGGGGTTCCCAAGATGTACCTCTACAAGACGTGTGACAATAAGGACATTCTTTATACTGAATATGTGAAGGGTAAAGAGTTGGGGGAATGGATGAGGTTTCAACCCTCTCTACCCGCTATAAAATCCGTGATGGCTCAGGTAATCTACAATCTCTACCGTATCCAAAAGAAGTATCCAGGATTCCGTCATCACGATCTTCATACTGGAAATATCCTCGTTCGACCAGTCCCCGTGAAGGATATGAAAATCATGGGGTCTACGATTTCGAATGCGGGTTTTGAAGCTGTCATAATTGATTTTGGATTTGCTGTATTCCCTCGGATTAAGAATCCTCTCATCAATGCCAACAATTACAAGAACATTGGCATCTCGAGAAAGTCTGACAAACATTATGATTTACACTTCTTCCTGAATTCCATCCATAACTTGGTTCTTCAACCACGGACGCGCACAGAGCGAGTGGTAAAGACATTCATCGAAAACCTGCTACCTAAAGACTATCTTGTGAGTAGGTCGAACACTGTCAAGAACATGAGATTGAGGGGTAACAAGACTGTAAATTTGAACTTCAAGGAGGTTCTATCGAAACCTTTCTTTACGGGTGAGAAGACTGTGGTTTCCATTCCTATTTCTAAACCTAAACCTGTCATTAAAATTCAAGCTCCTAAACCAAAAACACCAGTAAACAAAGAGGCTGCTAAAGCAAGGGCTGTTGCTATCCTAAAGATGGGCAAAGCGAATCCCAAAAAACGCCCCGGTATCGTTAGAGCGCGACCTTGAAGACTCGCTTCGTACCCTCATCAACCTGGGAGAGTACCTTAAACTTTGGAGTCTTGACGAGTTTCTCACCACTCTTAGTGACGAATGATTTCATCCGTTCAACTTCACCACGGGGCATTTTCCTGGTGTACTTGAGCGTGACATTCTTCTTTCCAACAGTGAATACAGTTGAGGACATTTTAATATTTACTTACAATAAAATGCTCGCTTTCATCATTCTCGGATTGATCGCTATTATCGTTCTTCTTCAGACCACAAAGAAATCTTCCACTGGTGGGGGTAAGAAGTGGACTGTTTTCGGGACCATGGGGTGTGGTTGGACCCGAAAGCAGTTGGACTACATGAAGAAGAATGGAAAGCCTCACACCTTTGTGGATTGTGACAAGGGTGACTGTGGTGATATGGATGCTTTCCCAACTCTACAGGGTCCCAATGGTGAAGAACTTGTTGGGTACAGTGAGATCTAAAATTAGATGCCACGTACAATCTGGAGAGAGAGGGCGAGAATGAAAGCGTCCAACATAGTGTTGATGGGCTTGAGCACAGAGATGTGCTTCACGAGAGAGCGGTTCCACACGACACGGAGAAGGAAGGTGCTGATGAGAATAGACAGCACGAACACGAGAAACTCCATGAGCGCGTCAGAGCGAGTCTTGGCCTTGGTTACTTCTTGAATCATTTATTAGATGTGGATATTTTTTTCTACAACCATTACAAATGAAGGATCTTCCTCTGAGTGGTTCCGAAAGTAAGTTCACCAATCGGAGGTGGGGTTCCCAGAAAGGTATTGGGAATAACAACTGTTATGCCTATGCCGTGGGTGATTATGAAGCCTATAGGTGGCAAAAGTCTATACCCGGTGATCGGTCTGGACTCTCAAATGGGAATCATTCGTATACACACTGTACAGGTCTACCAAAGCGTGTCGTCTCGGATAATCCCAAAATAGTCTACAAAACTAGGGCCAATGAGAAGTGTAAAAAGGGGTACTATAAAGTTATGATGTTCGTCTCTCCTGGGCGTCCATCGAACTATATCCGTCAAGGGGATTTTCACTTCTACAAACAACATGGAGTTGTTGAATACAAAATCAAACCTGGAGATACAGTAGCATCTACAGCCAAGTTTTTCAAGGTTCCAGAATCTCGAGTAAAAAGAGCTGGTCCATTTAGGGTTGGTAAGCGTATCATATTCAAAGCGAATGTATTCAGTCACAAGCGTGGGTGGGCGACAGGTCCACTTCTGACTGATGCAAAAGGTAACGCCATTAAGGATCCCCGTAAGGCTTCTAGGAACTATCCTGGGTTGAACTATGAAACCTATTGTAGTTCATTCTGTGTCAAGAACCGAGGGATCAAAGTCGGTAAGACTCACCCCAAGGTCGGCAATAATGCTGTCTAGGTCGGATTGGTTTTCGACATCAAAGGTAATGTCGAAAAGATCTAGTACGTCGAATATCGAATCTTCGTTCAAGGACACAGAGTTTGCCGTCGCTGTGTAATTGTTTTGAATCGTGACGACAATTTTAAACTGTGAAGCGTCAAAAACCTTTCTACAGGTGGGGCATGTATTTTTACCTTGTTCTTTCCATTTCTCTAGACAGTGGGAATGAAACACATGTCCACAACGAATCGGAGGATTTGTCCTCGTCGATTTGACTTCATTGAGACATATGGCACATGTCGACATTCTAGAGTATGGGTTTAAAGTTTTTTTCGTGATTTTGCTCACCTAATAGATATCAGGGATCTTGAGAAGGGGTTTGTCACAGTTGTTACAGTTCGCCTTACCCTGTTCCTCCTGTACCTTGGAGAGAAGACTGGGACCCTGGGTTTGAAGCAACTTACGGTACGAGTAGTTGTCCTCGAAAGTGATGTTGTTTTGCTTCATCACATAGTTGTTGAAAAGCTGGGCAGAAGAGTTTATGGTGAAACACCTACCGTCGGCCATACCAAGTCGCTGAGACATTTTGTTAATATTACATCAGAAATTAATTTGTCTATTGGTGATCGTCTGCATCCAAGATTGAAAACCCTTCTCTCTGAGTTTTTCAATCATTGGATCACACTTGTATCCTAAAAAGATGTCAAAGACATCAGTCTCTTCAGTTCTCGACACTCGAATGTCTGGTTTCTCATTTATGTGCTGGTTGATGATGTTATAGGCAAAGGCAATCTCCTTCAGGGTCTCAGCTCCTGTGATGATAATCTTACCTGTGCTGAAGATACTACAAGTAATCTCCTTCATATCCTGCGCGGGTTTGAACTTGATCTTGACTGCCGAATATCGATCGGGTTCGAATGAAACTTTGAAGATGTCTTGGTACTCCTCAAACCAGTCAGCCACTTTCATAAGGTTGATGTTGTAGTTGAGGCTGAAGTTGGAGTTGATCATCACCACACGGAAAGCGTCGGTTGATACATTGATATCGAGCCCCAAAAACATCTTGAAGATGTAAATGAGTTGTGTGATGATACGCTTACAGTCAAAGAGATCGCAACACCCTGCGACTTGGATACTTCCATTCGGAAACACTTTGACCGATTTGGTACTGTAACTGTCATGATAGGTGAGTGTTACCTGATTATAGAAGGTTGTAGGCTTCAATTTCCATTCGAATCCATCTGTATTGGTTCCACTACGCTTGAGACGATACGACCCAACTCGTTCGAATGTTTCTCGAAGTCTTTTAATATCAATCGTCTGAATAAAGCTTGACACCATTGTGATTGTGGTAATTTTGACCCACGAAGGACAGGTCTCGTCGGGTAAGTTTTTTCGCATCTCATCTAGGGTGAGGAGATATGAAAAACTATTATTTGCGATAGTCGAATACATTTTTGGACATACTTTTCAGAATATGGATGGTTCACTTAGGTGTTTAAAGAATTTATTCGTTCTTTAAATACATGTCTTCATTTTTGAAATCTGCTAAAGCGGTTCATGACGTTGAGTCTGACCTGGCTTACATAGAAATCTATTATGACAAGTACACAAAGACTAAGGGGTACAAAGCATTCACAGACTACATCAACGCGGAACCCCTTGGGGACTGGACACAAATTCAGAGTGAACAGAGGGATATTCGTTATGATAAGTTTCTCGAAACGATGGTGACAAACACTCTCGAAGTACAGCAGCGTCTCGCGGAGCTTGCACTCGAAAATGTACTCATCTACGACCAGGATGATCGCACATATGTACGCCTCGCACATACCGTTAAAATTCTTGATCCAACATTCCAACCACCCCGTGTAAATATGGAGAGTGCTTGGCAAATGGAGTTTATTAAGAAGTTTTGCAAGAAAACGCTACCTGAGGTTATTCAGGAGTGTACAAACACTTCACGTCTCACACATTTCTTCAATATCTTATGTGTATTACAGCTAGCATGACCAAAAAGATGACCAAAAAGAGCCCAATGTAAGACATTCTAGACTTATTGGAAATGCCAACCTTGAGACGTTTCTTCTCTTTGCAAGTGAAGCCTGTGTCGATGTTGCGTTGAGGATGAACCCCCTTTAAAATAATACAAGGTTCAGTCTCATCCTTGCAAGCATTGGTCTCACAAAATACACTCTTCCTATCGGCTGGAAGTCCAGTCCCCTTGTTTACTTCCTGAAAATCATCAAAATCACCCGTCTGTCGAACGCCACCTGGAAGGGAGAAATCGTGTTGGACAAATGGATTGACATCATCGATGGCATACTCATCGTCGAGCATATGTTCACTCATCGTTGTTACTACTACTTCAGATTATATTTTTTCTCTCGCATCTTGTACCGATGTTCTTCCCACATCTTATCTAGATCAACGTTTAGCATATGGGCTAGTTGAAAGAGGTAACTGAATACGTCACCCATTTCCATCATCACATCTGTACCCCTCTCTTTCTTGAGGTTCATTTTTTTGAACGTCTTCTTATACTGTCGGATGGCGGATGCAAGTTCTCCAAACTCTTCAGTCAGGAGAAGCCATACTGTATCCACCGCAGCCCGATCCCATCCCTTGGATTTACATACCTTTTCCGTTTCATATTTATAGTAGTTCAAACTCATTACTTATATTATGATGGATTCCAATCTTTAATTGATTCCGATTTTATCATTGAAGTCAATCTTTTTGCCGACAGTACTGGTGTTGATGGGTTGGTCCAGGAGTGTACGAGTCGTGTCAATATCATTCGCATACGCGATGTATTGGGATACACCCGTTTGGATTTGAGACAACGACGTCTCGATGACTTTGGTGTTCATGTATTTCACTTGCTCGTTGATCTTGGTGTAGTGATCACCAGCATTGTTGATGAAGACCACACGCATGATCGCGTACATGTCATCTGGGTTCTGGTAATCTATGGCGATACCACTCCTGTTCTTAAAAGTCTGACGAACCCCACGCTGAATAAGATTCTTGTTGAAATCCGAAAAAAACAAAGTGTTCAGTGGAGTTTCACACTGCTGGAGAGAATCAAGGTGGAGGTTATCACACATTTAATATATCCTCGGAAAAAAATTGTGTGTAAATAGTAAATGTTGAACATCGCCGACTTCGATGAGGCGTATGCCAACAAGCCGTCTAATGTTGAGGAAATTCCATGCAAACCCCCAGCCTGCTTCGTGGGTTCCTACCCCCCAGTGGCCAAGGCTGGTGAACAAGGTCCATTCTTCGTGAACACCTACCTTCTCCAACCTAACCGCAAGTTCGAAACTTTCGGAACTGTTCCTGTGAGGAGCAAAGATCTTGAGTGCAAGAAGTAAGTTAAAAATAAAATTAGAACCTTAGATATATGAGGGTCATTAAACGCTCAGGTCGTATTGAGGATATGAAATTTGATAATGTCACCAATAGGATCAAGAACTTAACGTATGGACTCTCTGAAAAATGTGATTCTACCAAGGTTGCGCAACAGGTATTCTCCTCACTGTATGACAATATCACAACACAGGAAATTGATACACTCTCTGCTGAGATTTGTATTGGTATGATCACCTCCGACCCCGATTATGAAACCCTCGCGACTCGTATTGTAGCCAGTAACATCCATAAAGTGTGCCCCAACAACTTCCATCTCGCGATGCGAAAGCTTCACAAGGCTGGTGTCGTCACTGATCAGATTGTCGAAGTCGCTCAGCAGGTGAAGAGTGTCATCGATACTGATAGAGACTTTGAGTTTGGATACTTTGGTCTCAAGACACTCGAAAAGAGTTATCTCCAGAGGGTTGATGGTAAACTGGTTGAAACTCCTCAGTACATGTTCATGCGTGTCGCCATTGGAATTCACGGCAATGATATCAGTTCGGTTATCGAGACATATGACATGATGTCCAGAGGCCTCTTCATCCACGCCACACCAACTTTATTCAACTCAGGTACACCCCGACCCCAGATGTCGAGTTGCTTCCTGATCGCCAATAAGGGTGATTCCATTGATGGCATCTACGGAACCCTCACAGAATGTGCTCAAATCAGTAAATGGGCAGGTGGTATTGGGATGCACATCCACGATATTCGTGCGAATAAGTCTCGCATTCGGGGTACAAATGGTCAATCCGATGGTATTATCCCAATGCTTCGCGTCTTCAACGCAACAGCTCGTTATGTAAACCAAGCTGGTCGTCGTAAGGGGTCCATCGCTGTATACATCGAACCCTGGCACGCTGATATTATGGATTTCCTCGAACTTCGTCTCAACCAAGGTGATGAAGAGGCTCGTTGTCGTGATCTCTTCTCGGCTCTTTGGATCCCGGATCTCTTCATGAAGAGAGTTGAAGAAGGTGGGAACTGGTCTCTCTTCTGCCCCGACAAAGCCCCAGGTCTCTCTGATGTCTATGGGAAGGAGTTTGAAGAACTGTACCTAAAGTACGAAGAAGATGGTCGAGCTAACTCAACCATTCCCGCGGCAGAGCTGTGGAAAGCTATTCTCAAGTCTCAATCTGAGACTGGTACACCATACATGCTCTACAAGGATGCCTGTAACTCAAAGTCGAACCAGAAGAACTTGGGTGTCATCAAGAGTTCCAATTTGTGTACGGAAATCATCGAGTACACCGACAAGGATGAGACAAGTGTCTGCAACCTAGCTTCCATCGCTCTCCCCAAGTATGTGAATACAGAGACAAAGTCCTTCGATTACGAAGCTCTCCATAAAGCTACGAAGGTTGTCACGAAGAATCTTAACCGTGTCATCGATCGCAACTTTTACCCTGTGGAGACTGCCCGACGCTCCAATATGAAGCATCGCCCAATCGGTCTCGGTGTCCAGGGTCTCGCAGACGTATTCATCCTTTGTGGCCTCCCCTTCGACTGTGAAGATTCGCGTCTTATGAATGCACACATTTTTGAGACTATGTACCACGCAGCCCTTGAAGCAAGCTCGGAACTGGCTGAGGTTGAGGGTTCTTATGAGTCTTTCCAGGGATCCCCTGCATCCCAAGGTATTCTCCAACCTGATATGTGGGAAGGTGACACCAAATTTAGTGACCGCTACGACTGGGACGCCATGAGGGAACGGGTCAAGACGAAGGGACTTAGGAACAGTCTTCTCATGGCCCCCATGCCCACCGCTTCTACTGCGCAAATCCTAGGCAACAACGAATGCTTTGAACCATACACAACAAACATCTACCTCCGACGCACTCTCGCAGGTGAATTTGTGGTGGTGAACAAGCATCTCGTAAATGACTTGAAGAAAGCGGGTCTGTGGTCAAAGGAGATGAAAGACCTGATGGTCAAGGCTGGGGGATCTATCCAAAACATTGTGGATATTCCAGATGACATCAAGAAGCTGTATAGAACTGTGTGGGAGATCAGTCAGAAGTGTATCATTGATATGGCTGCGGATCGTGGTCGTTTCATCGATCAGTCTCAATCTATGAACCTCTTCATGGAGAGTCCCACAATGTCCAAGCTCTCCTCGATGCATATGTACGCGTGGAAGTCGGGTCTAAAAACGGGGATGTACTACCTGAGATCCAAGGCAAAGGCTCGACCAATCCAATTCAGTCTTGAACCAGACTGTGTGGCGTGTTCGGCTTAAAGTTTTAATAGGATATGTATCCAGAAGTCATGGACAAGGCAATCGAAAATATTCAAATCAACCAGTTTAACAATCGTAAAATTGTCATCTCTACAAAACAGGGAACACCATTGCGTGTTCAATTCCCTCGGATGTACATGCCCTTCGGTGTCTCGGGTTTCACCCCTGAAGTCGGTCCAACCAAGTACAACATTGATTTCGCAATCAAGGGGTATGACGAGGAAGACAGCTACATGAAAAAGTTCTATGACTCACTCAAGACATTGGAAGATATGATTATCGATGCAGTTGTCAACCAAAGTGAAACAATCTTCGGAAGTCAGATGACCAAGGAAGAACTCAAGCCAATGTTCAACTCGAATGTCAAAGAATCACCTGATCGCGAACCAAAGTTTCGTGTCAAGGTTGACACAGATATGGACGACAATATCAAGGCGAGTGTGTTTAACGCCGACAAAAACCCTATGAAAGATGAAGTGACTAATGGTCTCTATGCAAGAAATTCGGGACATGCTATGGTGGAACTTAACAGTGTGTATTTCTTGAACAGGAAGTTTGGGTGTACTTGGAAGCTCAGTCAACTTATCGTTTATGAGCCACAGAACCTCAAGGGGTTCCAATTTAAGATCTAGATTTATTCAAAAGTAAAATACTATAAACAGCCTGAGCCTCCTTCAGAAGCTTACCATCTACCCTGGTAAACTTCTTAGGGTCCATACCTAATTTAATCTTAGCCACTTTTACGGATTCTGACCAATCTGTGAGAGTCATCCTTACTTATTATCCTTGATTATTTTTTTGTAGGTCTTAGTATTCTTCGAGGGGACAAGGCAGAAAGTGCCCTTCGCCTCGGACTTCTCCTTCGCGAGGTCAATGAACGCCTGGAACTTAGGGTTCTTCTTCAGGGACTTCTTCGCCGCCTTGCTCGCCGCCTTGGAAACAATGCGACCATCCTTCATAAGAAGATCCTTCTTCTCGAGACCACCCGAGGTCTTATCAGCAGTGCCGTGGAAAACTTCAGCGCGGGAACCAATCATCTTTTATATTACGCTTTGAAAATTTTCTTGATGTCCAAGATTGAAATCTTGTCACTCGTCCTGTTCACAGGGATTTGTTTTTCAATTCGCTCATCGTTGAGTACCTTCGAACACACGATCGACTTGTG